GATTTGGTTTTCCATCTTTTTGATTTGTGGAATTACCCCAAAATGTCATATCAATTTTAGTTCCTGCTTTAATCACTATATCTTCTTTAACAGTAAATCCATTCCAACTAAATGTTGGTGCTTTAGGGTTTTCACTCTCAACTTTATAGACATTAAAGTATATTGGTTTGTCTAGCATTTTTTCCTCCTCTCTTTTTGTTTGTTTAACATATTCGTCATATTCTTTACGAATTTCTTTATCTTTCTCAAAAGTATCTTCATAAGCTATTTCCTTATTTAGTTTAAATTCAAGATAGTTAATTGGCATTTAATAAACATTAGAACCTGAATATCTTTTTTTCTTTTTAGGCTCTAGTGCAAGTATTTTACTATTAACTATTTCAATTTTTTCCCAGATGTCAGTTTGAAGATTAACTAACGCATTTCTCTCTCCATAAAGTACACATCTAATTTTAAAAATTTCAAGTTTCTTTTGATCGGTTATAGTATTATTAACTACTATTTTAGGTTTATCTGACATTAGCTAAAATCACTCATTTGTTGTCTAACTTTATCCCAAGGGTTTTCAGTAAATTTTTGAAAATAAAACTTGCCACCACTTTCTTTAGATTGACACTTAACCCAAATACTCGGTAGATCATATAAATGCCTACCTATACCAAAAGATACTGCCGCCCTTTTAAGACTATCTGAAATAGCACCTTTATCAGCTTCAAATTGCGTATCTCCTGCACCATCAGATCGCCATACCCATTTATCATCTAGGAATAAACCTAAATGGCAAATAGTTTTAGCACCAAACACCTCATGTTTGCATTGCCAACCTGAACCCATAACTTCGTTTAATCTATCTTGTACTTGACGAACATTAATGTAAGCAAGTGCCATTCCTGCAGTTCCATCTCTAGTTAATCTTTGCACTCTCCATTGAATATCTTTCTCTGGAAATTTTTGAGATAACTTAAACATTAAATCTTCTGTTTTATTTATTGATACTTTTGCCATACTTTTTCTGCCTCCTGTTTTATGTTAATATCCCAAGCAAATGGATTGGGGTCGGTATTTAAAGGAGTAATTTTAATTGCTTCCTCTAAATTGTTATTACACTTTATAATATAATTTTCTAAAGATTTAAAGTGATTAAATATCTGATTATAACCATTTTCTATATCTTCATCATTTAACTCATAGTACATTGTTTTCTTTGGTGTTGCGTATAACAATGCAGTAGGTTTGCCATATAGTTTTGCATATAAAGCCTGTTGTCTTAAATGATCTGGTTTTGGATAACTCGGCATTCTCATTGTAGATTTAGCATCAACAATAATGTTAGCAAATTCAAAATCAGTAAATGCTCTAACTGGATATTTTAATCCATCTAGTTTTTTTACCATTTCTGCTTGATAGCCTACTATATCTCTTAATTGCCTTTCATATAATACTTTCTCAAATTGTTTAGCAATCTCAATAGCATTATCTATTTCTTTTTCAGCATCTAAATATTTAAACTTTTTAAACTTATGTTTAATTAATTTAGCAAATGCTGTGTCATCTTTTTGTTGCATACCTCTTTTAATTTTATAGTAAGCACCAAACTCTGACAAAGTACCTCTTGTCATAGCAGGACTTCCACCACCTCTTAACTTTAAGCCATAATTACATAACCACTCACAAGGGCTTTTAGAAAATTTAGTACCAGAACTAAAGCTATGTTTAAAATCTTCTTTAATTATTTCCATTACCAAACTCCTCTTTAACTTTTTTACTAACAAATTGAAGCATTTCTTTTCCAGTAAATGAAAAAGTAGTTTCATTATCAATATAACCAGACATTTCAATAGCACACACTCTTAAAAAATGATCTATGTGCATATCTCCATATCTAATCATACACTCTTTAGAATTAGAATATCTTTCTTCATTTAAAAATTCTAAAGTATCAGAACTAATTGCCCTTTTATCAATAACACTTTGTATTTTAACTATTTGATCTAATGTCATTACCTATCTCCTTTTCCTGTTATTATTTTTGCTCTAAATGTATCAAGCCACGCATTATGTTCTTTCCATGTCTTATGGGGTTTAGGTTGTTTTTCTTTAGCCCATATTTTTTTCATTTCTTCTTTATGCTCTTTCATAGAATTACCAACACCCTCCCAAACTTCCTCTTTTTTAGCTATCTTTTTTTTCAGGGGCATGAAAATATCCTGTATGGTTTTTTAAATTTTCTACTTCATCTATTAGAATAGACTGAACTTTATTAGTAACTTTAGCCAAAGACTTTAATTCACTAATTTCTTCTTTTGCAGAAGTAAGTTCTTTATCAAATAATTCTTTTTCTTCGTTGGTAAGTTGTAAAGCCATGTTTCTCCTTTTTTTGTTATGTTTTAGTTATATATTATTTATCGTTAAAGTAAAATTATTTATTCATCAGTTTCCTCCTTTCCTTTAATTTTAGAACCCTCTGGTAATTGTACTGTTAAATTAACTTCCTCTAATTTAAAATCATCTAACACTCTGTCTAATAATTTTTTATTAGCATTATTGCTTGTATATCTAATATTAACATTACTCATATACTCACTATATTTTTGCATCTTCTTACAAACTTCCATAGCAAATCTTATGAGTTTATCAAAGTGTTCAGGATTTAAGTTTGCACTCTCTGAATTAGTATCAATAGCTTTTAAATTGTTTTTAATTTCATCTATTAATCCTACTGTAAATTCATCTCCCTCTATTCTGTTAATAAATTTATTAAGATGACTTTGTAAGCCACTTAACTGTACTGCTAATAAACTTTCATTTTCCTTGTTACTCATATTGCTCCTTTATTTTTCTGTTATTTTTTTTATTAGTCTGCCAATTTCACTATCTTTTTGTATAATATCAATTTGATAAGTTTCATTCTGCATAGCCATGTCTTTTTTTAATTGATATATTTCTCTATCTAATTTTAAAATATGAAGTCTTAAATCACCATTTGTTTCTTTATGTATTTTTTCTAAACCATCTAGATTTTTAACTTTTATATTAAGTTCATCTATTTGTTTAGTTAAGTCTAAAGAACCCCTATCATCATTTAGAATAGGGGTAACTTCATTTTCGTAAGTTTTATCCTCTTCTTGCATAAGATATTATACCATATTTTATCTTAAAACAGAATAGCCATATTCTGCCATACATTTTTTAACTACCATTTTTCTATCAGATAAACCTAGTGTTTTTGGAACTATACCAGTATTTATTTCAGATATAAAGTTACAAGCCTGTAAATTTTTCCAATATTTTGCATTAATTTCTGCATTATCAGAAGTTTCAAAATTGATTATAGGTTTGTAATTTGATTTAGTACAATTAGTTAATAAAAAACCAAAGCATATTATTAGTATTAATCTACTTATCATTTATTGCTCCTTGTTGCATTTGTTTTAAATAACCCAAACAAGATTCATTACCACCTACTATTAAAAATTCAGTAGGATTATTAACTTCAAAAGTTTGGCATTTAACCACTTCTTTACTTGCTTCTCCAAATTCATCAAAAAATTGTTTAGCACAATCTTGTAATGTATCTGCTGTAAAAGATTTACTTCTACCAGTTAGTGTTATTTCTAGTTGAACCATTATTGTCTCCTTTTTTAGTTATTATTTTTGGTCGCCACATATTAACAATCCCTAATTTAAGTGGCTTATTTTTTTTAGCCAATTTAATTAAATTAAAGATATTAATCTTTTTCAACATTTTGCTCCTTGTTAATTTCTATAATTGGGTGTTGCTTATTATTCCACATTTCAACATCAATAATTTCTAATACATCTCTAGGATCAGTATTAAAGAATACACAGCATTGTCTAAATTTAAACAAACCTAAACCATTAGCACCACTCTCATACTTTTGAATTTGTTGAAAGGTTACTCCTAGATGTTTTGCTAATTTACTTTGAGTCACTACCATTGTTCTGCCAGTTAATGGATTAACTTTACTTTTTGATAATCTAGTTTTTTTTAGCCATTTACCAATTTCTTTTTCAAATAAAAGTTGTTCATCTGTTCTATTAATCTTATTATCTATATTATTCATTTTTATCCTTTTCCTGTTTAGTTAGTTTATCAACTTTCTTTTTTAACTGTACTATCGTTAGTTTAGGTTTTTTTATTACCTTTGTATTGATAGTAGGGAAATGTTTATCAAGTTCTGAATTAGTCATAATAAAATGTGCGTTAAGCATATTAACCGATTCTTTTACTTGAAGTATTAACTTTTGATGGTTTTCTATTTCTTTCATATAAGCAGTCATAGAAGCAAACCAAGTTTCCATATCTGATCTTACTGTTAATAACTTATCATCAATATCGGTATTTCTTTTTTGTCTATTAAAAAGATTCATTACTAATAGTATAATTAATGTTACTACCAAATATTCCATTATTTAGCTTTCATGTGTGGGTCTAGTATTATTAATATAGAGTTAGGCAAACTTCTTTTTTCTTTATCTGCTTTATCTTTGAGGGTATCAAATTGTTTTTCTGTTACAGGAATCTGCAACATTTTCATTTTTTCTTTATTTTTAGTGTTCATGTTTCTCCTTTTTTATTATTAGTGATTTTTTTATATTATTTTTAATTAAAAGTAAATAATTTTTAATAATAGAGATAAGTGGAACTAACACAGTCAGGAGATTGCAAGGATTTGCGTATCTGTTGAACTGCTGGGGTATTACTACTAACCAATTCCACCTATCAAGAATAGGAGGATTGATCACTCCTGAAAATTTTTTATACACTATATTACTTTTACTTTCAAGTAAATGTTTTAGTGAGGGAGTATTCTCAAGGTTTAAGGAGCTAAAGACCTCCCCCACTATTCTATTCACATAGAATTTATTTAATATCTGTTCCATCATCATTCTTTTTGTATTCAAAGTCATCATTAACCCATTGACCACATTCATGATCTTCTTGCTCTTTATCATCATCATCTTTGTAAGTTTCTGGAATACACTCTGCTATTTTTTTAATCTTATCATCATCTTGTGCATTTTCCTCGTCAACATTATAACAATCAACTTCTAAACATTCTAAATGACTAGCACCAAATCCCTCTTTAAAAGTAATTTGATCTATACCAGAAGTTTCTTCTATGATTTTATCAGCACTATCTATATTTTTAGCAGTAACCTCATAGTCAACTCTAACGATATAAGTTTTAGTTTTTTTAAATTTACCATAACCTATATGCTGATCTAGTTTTGGTGCTTTTTCTGGTGTACTACTGTTCATTAGGTTCTCCTATTGGTTGTTGTCCACATTCCATAAATATTTTCCAATCTGATCTATAACCAAACATACATAAATCAAATTTATTCATAGCATCATCATAGCCATTAGCATTTACAAATAGACTCACATTAACTTTACTATTAAGAAACAAATAAACATTTCCAATTTCTAAAGTATCAGTATCTATTTTTGGTTCAAATAAAACATCTCCATTATCTTTATGAGTTATTTTAGTTTTTTTCATTTTTTTAGCCATTATTTTACCACCTTTAATAAAGTATTATATTTTTTTTCTTTAATAAAACTATCAACATGAGTACCCATTGAAACTTTAGGTGTAGTCTGTCTAACAGTTTTAACTTTAGTCATTAATTTTAATTCTCCTAAACCCATAAACCCAAACATTGATCTATCGTAAGTTTCAGAAAATATTTTATAGATATTTATATTTTTAGCTTTAGCCATAATTTTCCTTTCTATATTACCAAGTGATTTCCAGCACGACTTTTTCCTGCCATTGAAATAGTATAACCTAAAAGATTGATTGAAGTACCAACATTTAGATTCCAAATTTTATCAGTAGGGTTATCTGATACAACTTTTTTTGATTCTAAAGTTTTTTTAAAAAGGTAATTTTCTAAATCCTTTTTTTCTACAAAAGATTTAACTTTAACCTTGCCATCTTTTTTTATATTTATTCTTATCATTTTTTTTCTCCTGTTTTTGTTATAGCTATTTATCGTTCATTTTGAGAAAGAAGTAAAGGAATAAATAATATTTTTTATTATTTTTTATTACACTCTATATATAGAATAATTATACCTAAAAACCCTTATTTTACTTGTTTTTTATAAAAACCCTTATTTTACTGGCTTTTTACTTATATTATTAACTATTATTTTATATTATTTACTTTTAATTAAGGCAAAAATAAGTATAGTGAACTCATAACTAAATAAGGAGATACAAAATGTTAAAAATAGAAAAAGTAAAAAATAATAAAGGACTTGAATTTAATACTCTTGATATAACAGAACTAACAAATGTAGGTTCTAAAATGTGGGAAAGAAATGATGACCATTATTCACAAAATAAATTTTATGGTCAATGTGTTCAATGTGCTAAAGGTATAAAAAATAAGAATACTTCTTATAGTGTTGTTTGTATTTTAAGTCCTTCAATAATAGTTGATCTTAATCAAGAAGAAACTGCTAGAGATCATGGTGGGTTTATGGAGTCATTTGAAATTGGTCCAGAATGTGGCAGAAGAATAAAAAAAGAACTTAAAGAGTCTGGTTTAAATTGGAAAGATTATTTATATGTTCATAAGGAGGTAAAATAATGGAAAGAAAAATAATATACGACATTAATAAAAGCGATAATGGTTTTAAATTAAATACTAAAACTTTTAAATATGAGTATAGACAAAAAGATGCAAATGTTAGAATTATTGAAGATTACAATGATTTAAGATATTGTGGCTTTGGACTACAACCTGTTTTAAGTATTATGATTTGTTTTCCAGATCATTGGGTTGATGCTACCAAAAGATACAAAAAAGATGGCGACCTTGAAAAAGCAGAAATTTTTATAAATAAACATCTTAAAAAAAATGGTTACAAAGAAGTTTCATTTGTAGAATATTTTAGTTATGAATTAACTGAATCTGGAGAGAAACCTAGAGATATAGTTTTAAGTGCAGAAAAAAATCAAGGTTGGGTTATGGAAAACACTTATGAAATTAACCATATAACTAAAAAGGAGGTACAATAATGTCTAAATCAATAGTTCAAAGAGTTAAATATATATTAAGACATCAAACAAGTGACATTGATAAAGATCAAATTGAAGAAGTTGAATATCTAAATATCTTTAAAGATGGAGATAATCTTTATGGTTGGAAAGAATATGACATGAGATTTGGAAAACCATTAAAGTCTGATAGTTGGAAATTAGGTTGTTATATAGATTTACAATTTATCAAGAAAGATGTTGCAGAATATGGAGATAAAAAAATAACAATTATACAAAGACCAAAGGTGGTAAATTAATGATTAAACCTAAACTAAACAAATGTAGTGTTTGTCTAAAAGAATTTAAACTTAAAATATTTTTTGAGGGTATTCTAGGATTAATACCGATAGCATTACATAAAAATTGTTATAATAAGTTAATGAAAAAAGATGAATTAATATTGGAGGATTATGAGTCAAAATGAATTTAGTTTTAAAGATAAATATCCACATCAAGCAGGGCATAGAGGACATAGAAACTCAATAACAAGTGCTAAAGCTACTAATAAAATATTGTCTAGGACAAAAAAACAAATACTTATTGAGTTATTTAAACACCCTAAAGGATTGACTGGTTCTGAATTATCAGATTTAACTGGAGTAACTATACTTACAATTAGACCTAGAACTTCTGAACTAAAATTGCTAAACTTAATTGTTGATACAGAAAAAAATAAAAATAATGATGGAGGAAAACCAGAGTCCATATATAAATTAAGATCAGAAATTTTACTAAAGGACTTTGATATAGATGTTGATAAACCCATTAAAGAGTAGAAATCATTTAATATTTATTTCTCAACAACCTTGCTTAATTTGTAGGAGAGAAGATGTTCAATCTGCACACATAAGATATTCAGGAGCAGGAATGGGTATGAAACCTTGTGATATTTTTACAGTTCCCTTGTGTATAGAACACCATAGAGAACAGCATACTATGAATGAAAAAATGTTCTGGTTATTATATAAGATAAATCCTATTGCAAGGGCTATGGCTTTTGCATTAGAGTCGCCAGATAAAAAAATTAGAGAGAGAGTTTATGAGCATTTTAAAGAAGATAAATTTAAAAAGTTTTTTGAAATATAAGTTATTAATAATAATTTTTATTTTTGGATTAATGCACACAGGAGTAAATAATATGGATAATAAAATACAAGCTAGAGAACCTGACTTTGTTTATAAAGATTCTAAAGAGTTTATAGAAGCACTTACAGAGTGTATTCAATGGATAGAAAAAAATACAACTAAATGGCAGAATATTCCTAGAGAAATAATTATAGCACAAGCAGTATTAGAAAGTGATTATGGTACAAGTAGGTTTGCTACAGAGGGTAATAATTTATTTGGAGTAATGACTTTTAATTTAGATGAACCACATTTAAAACCATCAAACAATAAAAATTCTAAATTTGGTGCCAAAGTATATCAAAATAAATGCGAATCTGTCAAACATTATATAGTCGTTTTAAATACAGGATCAGCTTTTAAAGACTTTAGAGAGTTAAGATTTCAAATGCTTAAAAATAATGATTTAGATGTTTTAGATTTAGTAGAAACTTTAAATAGATATGCAACCAATCCTGATTATATAAAATTATTAAAAAAAACAATTAAATCTTTAAGAAATGAAAGAGTATCAGATACAAATTAAATTAATTAATTATTTAAAAAGTAAAAAATTATCTAAATTAAGATTTTTTCATATCCCAAATCAAGGTGTTAGATCAATAAAATATAAAATGTTATTGGCTCAAATGGGAATGAAATCTGGTTGCCCTGATTTGATCCTAGAGTTCAAGGGAGGTAAAATGGTTTATATAGAACTAAAGACTCAAAAGGGATCATTAAGTAAGAGTCAAAAATTATGGCAAAATGTGTCTAATGCCTTGAAAACACCACATTACATATTGAAAGGAGAAATTAATCATTTATTTATTGAATTAAATAATATAATAACAAAGCACTACGAAGCATAACAACTATAACTAGAAATGGAGCAAAAATGGATAACGAAACTAATAAATTTCACGCACTACAATTATTTACTGATACCTTTAGTGCTGAAACTGTTCATCTAACAAATGATGCTGTTGGAATATATATAAGATTACTTTGTTTTTCTTGGACTAAAAACGCAAAACCTTTTAAAGAAAAAGATGCTTATAGAATATGCCAGTGTATTGATGAGGATTGTAAAATAAAAGTAATGGCAGTTTTAACTGAATTTTTTATACCTAAAAAACTTGGAGATCCACAACTTGATGGAGAGTTTATTTTTAGTCATAAAAGATTAATTAAAGAACATAAATATTTAACTGAAAAATATCAAAAAAGAGCAGAAGCAGGAAGAAAGGGTGGTCTAGCAAAAAGCGATAATGCTAGTAGCAAAAACGTAGCACCTATACCTATACCTAGTCCTATACCTAAAAGTAATACACAACCTATGTTCGAAAAGTTTTGGAGTTTATTGAAAAATAAAAAAGGATCAAAACATCTTGCAAATAAGAAATATGACCTCTACTGCTCCAAATCTGATCCAATGGACATATCTGACAGATTTAACCGATATGCCTCTACTGTAAAGGATAAGGAGTTCCTAGCCCATGTTTCTACATGGCTTAACCAAAAAAGGTTTGAAGATGAAGAAACAAATAAACCTATAAAAATACCAGAACAAGTTTTTGAGTTTGATGGAATTAAACTTAATAAATATGCTGAATCTGGAGAATATATAGAATTAAAAGATTCTAAAGGAAATAAATATCAAAAACATAAATGGAATGGAAAACCTATTGAAAAAGTTTAACGATACTATCGCTTAATTTTATAGATTCATCAAGGTTTTTAAGGGAATAAACATCTATTTCTTTAAAATGATTAGATATATTTTTTATTTTGGTCTTTCTGCCTTTTAAAAACTTCTCTGATTGAGAATCATTTCTTTCTTGATGTCTGTAATCTAATGTTTTCTCATCATTTTCTAGTAGAATAATTTTAGTATCATAAAATTGTTTTATATATTCAATGTTGTTTAAACTAAATAATCTATCTCCCTCAAATAATATATTTCTTTTATTTAATTTAACATATTTTAAGAAGTCTTTATTTACTGCCATACTTAATTTATCAGTACCACAAAATATTTCATCATTATAGATACCCATAATAACTAAATTTTTTTCTTTAATAAAATGACCTCTTAATAATCCATACTTAAAATTTTGATAAGTAAATTTTTTTAGTATATCTTTAACGAGAGTAGTTTTTCCAGTAGCAGGTTGCCCACCTATTGCTACGCATTTATGCAACATAATCATTGTAATCGTTTTTAAAACAATCCCATTCTTTATTCATCATTATAACCTGACCTGTATTTCTATAATGATTTTGTTTTATTTCAGTAACACCGACATCTTTAAGATTATCTTCGTATCTTAGTTCTTTAGGTAAGCAATCTTTTCTCATTTGCCAAAATAAATCAAATTTATTACCATGTTGAGATTCTGCATATTTAATTCTATTATACATCATATCCATATAAACATTTGGGTATCTTCTTTTAGGTCTATGCCATGACTTATAATTACAAAGTGTGCTTTCAAATGTAAAATAACTTACATCTTCTTGTTTAATTCTAGCTTTGGCTTCACTAAATAATTGTTCTGCTTCTAATCTAATCCAATCTATGGTTTCTTTATCATAATGAATTTTTGTTTTCCACCAATCTAAATCATCTCTACCTAAAATTTTACATACACCATTTCTATGAGAACGAGAGCCACTAATATCTTCAAAATATAAATTATTACAATCAACATTGATTCCTTGTATTCTTAAATATTCTAGATAACTAAATGCTGATAATCTTCCAAAAGATAAAAAGTGTTTTCTAATATATTCCCAACACCTTTCATAGTTTTTATATTTATCATTAGAGGTGGTTAAAGAATTATAAAATTCTAACTGGCTTCCATATTGATCAATACATTTTTTATATGATTTAACACAGTTAGGAAACCCAGTCTTACCTATCTTAAAATATCTTCTATCTAAATCCCAACCACTGCCTACTTTGTATTTTATATATTCTTTATTCCACCATTTATCTAACTTATCTATATCTAAATTTTTAACAGTAGGAAACTGTTCAAATATTAACCATGTTGAAACAATGTTTTGAGTACAACCATTTATATAAGCAATCCATAAATTTTGTTCTATATCTAAATTATATTTTTTACTTAAATATGGGAAAGCAAAATAAATACCACCAGGGTGGCTTTTGTATTTTAAATGAAACTCATAAAATCTTAAAAAAACCTCTCGTCTATATTCAGGTTTTCTAAAATCCATTCCTCTTTTTAAATCTTTTATTTCTTCTATATTATTTAGTTCACAATATCTTCCGATCATAAAATTTTAAAACCTAAATTAGATTTTGTTATAGGAAATGATTTTTCAATTAGATTATGTTTTCCTTTAATAGCTTTGATATATGCGGCATTCTTCGCCCTGTAAGCAACCTTGACTAATGAATAACCCACTTGACCATATAACCAGTTAGACATAGCTTGAAAGTACTCTGAATAAGAATCTAATTTATTAGTGTTTAATTCTTTAGCATAATTAGAACCATGAATTTTTATAGAATAAGTCATAGAAGTATCAGTCCAACAAACTATTTCAGGTTTAGATATAAAAGCACCTAAAAAATTTGACCACTTACCTCTTTTTAAATGTATGATACTGCTGTGAGGAAAATCTAACATTTTAATATCATAATATTCACTATCTAATATAGCTTTATGACCATCTTCTTTAAAAGATTCCCATCTCTTATCTTCTTTTAATTGATTAAAACATTCTAAATCAATATCTGATACCTTATGTTTTTTAACATTTAACATATTTTGTAGTAGTGTTGATTGAATACCTACACCAGCAAAATATTCTCTAATAGAATATTCTTTATTAACATCTTCATCTTCAAGTAGCCATTCAGTAGCTATACATTTTGCTGAAACTAAATCTTGTCTTGATGTGATAAAATGTAAATATGATTGATCGTTTTTTTTCTTATTACTTTCGTCTTTTAAAGGAACATTGATACTAAATTCATATTTATTACAAAGTATTGCTTTTTGAATCATTTAAAATTTCATCTTTTATTATTTTTGCTCTTTGTAGTTCTTCTTCATTTGCAACTTTCTTAGTATTGGTCTTTGCTCTATTTAATTCATAATCAGCATTACCACAATATATCATTTTTTCTCTATAATAACAAACAACACTAATCCTTTCATAAAATGTTTTTGTAGTAGTTTCTGTGTTTCCATGTAGTTCATGAACATCAAAGATAGCTAAATCTCCATTTTTTAAATCTAATCCTATTCCATATTTTGGTATTACTGTTATAGAGCCCTCATAATCTCCTCTTGATATTACACCTAAATTTCCAAAGCCTTCTTTTAAATCTCCATTATCATAATGACCAGCAGTTCTAAAATTTTTATTAACAGTAACAGTACTAAAAGCTGTATCTTTAATAATAAAATCTTGTGAACTTTTTTCTGCCATTTTCTTTTGAATTTTATATCTAGCTGGTGCGTGTTGTTTAAAAAAAGCATCAACATATTTTATGTAAGGCAAACAATTATTATATTCCTTCCAGTTTCTTTGAGTCCACATACTAGTACGACAATAAGGTATTCTTGGGTATCTATCACTAAAACCAATTATAGAGCTTTTAACTGCTTTTGCTTTAGCTGATTTGGAAAGTTTTCCACTTTTAAGTAAAGGTAAAAATCTATTACCCATTATCTTGCCAATAGTTAAACCATCAATCCTATCTCCAATTTTTAATTCAGGAGGAATAGGTCCTGCGGCTTGACCTCTATTGTTACTTACTGATATTGATTTTCTAAATGAACTACGACATTTATCAACAACTTCTTTAGGTACTGCATTTTTTTTATAGACAGCAAGTATATCGCCATTCTCATTTACTATTTTTGTATCTTCTGTGATATGATGTTTAACTAAATCTTTAGTAAAAAAAGTTCCTTTTAAATTAGAAATCTGTTCTTGATCTAGTATAGGATTAAGTTTGAGAAGCTTCATTTAATACTGCTTTCAATACAGCATCAGAAATATTATCTATTTTATCTCTTGTAGAAATTTTTTCTATTGCTTCTTTAAATAAAATGTCATTTTCAGGATTAAAAAATAATTGAACCATTTTAACATCATTAATTCTTTCTTCTTGAGATTCTATATCTTCATTTAAATCAACATCTGATTCTTCATCAGTTTTTAATAATAAATTATCTAACTCATCATTACTAAAACCCAGAGTATCTAAATCAAAATTTTCTGATAATAAATCATTAAATTCTAAATTAAGTAATTTAGTATCCCAATTTGCATCTTGATTTAATCTATTGTCAGCTATTCTGTATGCTTTAGTTTGATTTTTTGTTAAGTCAGCTATCTGAACAGGAACTTTTTCTATTCCTAATTTTTTTGCGGCTTCAAATCTAGTATGACCTACTATGATAACAAATTCTTTATCTACTACTATCGGTTGTTGAAATCCAAACTCTTTTATGCTAGAAGCAACTTTGTCTATGTTTAAATTTTTTCTAGGATTATTAATATATGGTAAAAGTTTATTAGTTTCTATTAATTGTATCTGCATGACTAATTATTAAACAATTTTTATGAAAGATCAAGACAAAAAACCACAAGTAATTCCACAACAAAGACATGAATTAACTTCACAAGGTAAAAAATATACTACTGTTGTCATGGTTAATGTAAGAGAATGTGGACTTGATTATATGTTCCACAAACATCTTATAGTTGATTATCAGCATAAAGCAGGAATAAAATTTAGGCAAATATTTGAAAGTAGTGCTATTGGAGGAATGAAAGGCAGGGATTTAAGTCTTTTTATTACTGGAGGTGCTAAAGATAAAGTTTCCTATGGTGCTTTACATA